TTTTTGATATGTTCGATGAGGAGTTAGGTATATAGCATGAAAAAATGTGCTAGTGAGTGTGTAAAGAGTAATAAGAAGTGCAAGAATAAGGAGTGTCGGCTATGGATGGAACACAAGGAAGATTTGAACTGTAGCCTAGTAGCCATCCGGCGACACGGCCCAATGACGCTCTATCAAGTGGCCGATAGATTGAAGATGAGTTATGTTAGGATTAAGCAAATACAAGACAGCGCCATTAAGAAGATAGATAAAGATGAAATGCGCGATGAACTTTTTGTCCAAGAAGATGGTCCTTTCTAGGTTTAGGAAACTATTTATTTAGTGTTAAAGTGTGGTGCACCAAATACGCGCCTTCAAAAGGAGATTCTTACTATGACCAAAAAGAAAACATTACTTAAGGAAGGTACTGTTCGCCAGTTTATGAAGTTGGCCAACATTCAACCTCTCGCCTCTGGATTTGTAGACAAGCTTTATGAAAGTGAAGAGGTTCAAGAAGAAAGTGAAGAGGTCCAAGAAGAGGGTGACACCAGCATCGGCGCCGTCGCGGAACAATTGGCAGAAGATGACGCCGCAGACGATGATTTTGGTGGGAACTTGGGCGATGAGTCTGAAACTGATCCTGGCCACACTGATTACGAAGGTGAGCCCATTGATGATGAGGGTGCCGGAGGCGATGTAGATGTACACTCCTTAGTACGCGCCATTGCTGGTGCAATTGAATCTGAGACTGGCGTTAGTGTTGACGTAGCAGAAGAAGAGGAAGAAGCAGACCTCGAAGACCTAGAAGGTGAAGATGAACTTGAAGATACTGCTATGTTAGATGACGAAGAAGTTGATTTGGGGGATGACGAAGAAGAACTTGGCGAACTTGAAGAAGTCATTTCTACCATTGCTGAAAATGTTACTCAGCGACTTCAGAAGATGACTTCTGAAGCAAAAAAAAAAGAAAAAGTAACCAAAGCCTCCAAGAAATAGGTAAATTGGACTTTGAGAATGAGGTCATGGGCCTCGATCCTGGTGAAGCCGACGATGATGAGCAGGCTTATTTCAGGGGATCACTTGCTTCCCAAAGCGGTAAGCAAGCAGACATTTACAAAAATGAAAAGTTTCTTAAGAAAATGCGCGCCATTCAATTGATGAGGCAGGGCACCCCCAAGGGAAGAGCACTAGCCCGCGCAGAAAACGAAGATCTAGAAACTCTCCAACAAGCATATGCAGGATATAAAAGAAAGCAGGCAAAAGGCCCGGGGCCCGCTCCCGATCCAGATCCAACACCTAAAATAGATAACTGTGGGTGGTACCGCAAAGCCTTAGAAACAATGATAGAATGTAAAGTATGCCTTATACCTCGTGGATTTTTCCAAGCACATTCCTGTCCAGACGACTACCCCAAGTTAAAGAAGGTAGTAGATCTCCAGCTTGATGTGATGGAACTTAAAGCAGGCCGAGACTTTAGAAGCTATCCTCAAATGATTGCGAAAATAAAAGAGAGATGTGCGGCGGAACAGTGCCCAGATATCCCACCAGAGCCAGGCCCAAATCCAAACCCAAAGCCCGGGCCAAAGAAAAAGAGAAAAGCTCGTACTCGTATGGGAACTGATCCAGACGGAATACGCGGGATAAACTCCTTAACCGCCGGCCCCTACGGGGGAGATATTACTGCTCCCGATATTAGAGACAATGTGGGCGAGGAAGATTTTAACGCTTTTTCGGATATTAGTAAATATTTCACAGATCTCGCTAAGAATAAGCGCAGAGGTAGTCTTTTTGAAGACATGACAAGTGATCAACAAAAAGCACTGGTGAAGCTGGTTGCCGAGCGTCTTAAAAAACAACAATTAAGTGAAGCAGATGATTTTGAAAAGTGGCAGGATGCGGGCGAACTACCCGATTCCCACTCGACCTCAAAAGAAAGATCCAAACGAAAAGAACGCAAAAGTGCTGGTGATTGGTATCGCGATATCAAAATGAATGTCAAGCGATCCCATCCGGAAATGTCTAAACACTTCAAGTGGACCGGCAACAACCAAAAGGATATTGATAATCTTGCTATGCATCAGTTGGGACTCAAGCTCATTGATAAAAAGACGGGATTAGGCGACTTTAAAAACTATGCCCAGATGAAGGCAGCAATCTTAGGTGCTTTAGAAAAAGCAGAAGCAGCGGGCGTGGCACACCGAGGAAGTGATGAGCGAACGAAGTTCGGAAGCGATCAATCTTTAGACCGCATACAAAAGACTAAGCAACCCATAGGAATGCCCGCAGAACCTCACGAACCCAAGAAAACAGCAGATGAATTGGGGTTTCAACGGGTTCTCACCAAACCAAAGAAGTCCAAGGTTAGACCCTTTTAGACCCTTTGGTATTTAAGAAAGTCTTATAAATTGGAATTAAAACCACCTTCGGGTGGTTTTTTTACTTGACAAAGCAGATAAATATGTTTATAATAGGATCATCGGAATAGAGTTCCGCAAACTAATTACTTATGGTGAATAAAACTATGGAATATGTTCGGCAATGCTTATCTTTTTTCGCACACTGGTTTACAGAATTTATTACGCGATCATCATTGCAATGCGCTCCCATCGCTCTCAGAGTGAATGGAAGAAGGCGCAATACTTTGCGGAGCACAGCCGATTAAACTCTTTGGCGCGCCATTTTAAACGCGCCATTGCCCTAGATGAAGAAATTATAATTTTAAAACTTAAACAAAGTCTATTACAACGGAGGACTCATGACAACGAAGCACTATCTCAGCACCCCACAGGGGTTGAACCAAAAGATTCTAGAAGGGGTAAATAAATTAACTGATAATGTGGCGGCCACAATGGGCCCTAAAGGCAGGAATGTCATACTGCATGCCCCGGGCCAAAACCCTATCATTACAAAAGATGGCGTAACAGTTGCAAGGTTTGTTGATTTTGAAGATCCTTTCGAGAATGTAGGCGCACAAATCATTAAGCAAGCAAGTGAAGAAACTAATAGCAATGCCGGTGACGGAACCACCACCGCTACCGTGTTGGCCCGAGCCATCCTCGTCGAAGCTCAAAGGCATTTGGTAGCAGGCCATTCTCCAGTTGAGTTAAAAAAAGGGATTGACCGCGCAACAGAAGTGATAGTAGAAAATCTAAAAGGCGTAGCTCGTAAGGTAACTAAATTAGAGGACATCGAGGATATTGCTACCATCTCGGCTAATGGGGATAGGACTATCGGTAAGTTGCTAGCAACAGCGATTGATACCATCGGGAATGATGGAACCATCACGATTGCCGAAGCGCGCTCACTGGATACCACTTTGGATGTGATGGAGGGGTTTAGGTTTGATAGTGGATATGCTGCCGGCGCCTTTGTTAATGATGAGCGCCGAGGAATCATGAAACATGACAACCCATTATTTTTGATTACAGATGAGAAAATAGAATTTGTAGAAGATATCCTCCCAGTTCTTGAGTTGGCAGCAAGAGACGGTCGACCCCTCATCGTTGTGGCGGAAGATGTAGAGGGCCAAGCGCTAGCGGCCATGATTATGAATGCTGTACGCGGAACGCTGAAGGTGGCAGCAATTAAAGCACCTCGCTACGGAGAGGAACGCAGAGCGATCCTAGAAGATCTTTCTATTAGTGTGGGAGGAACTTTCATTTCTAGAAGCTCTGGAATGCAGTTGAAGGATGTAAAACTTCAGCACCTTGGCAATGCCAAGACTATTGAATGTAGCAAATCTTCTACGACTATTGTAGGAGGGAGAGGAGATGATAAAGGCATCGATGAAAGAATTAAGACTCTCAAATCTCTCTTTAAAGAGACTGATAATATGCATGAGTGCGAAAGGATACAAGAAAGAGTTACGCGGTTAGCAAGTGGTATTGCTGTCATCAATGTTGGTGGCGCCACCGAGGTGGAGATGATTGAGAAGAAGCATCGTGTTGAAGATGCTCTCGAAGCAGTCAAGTCGGCACAACAAGAGGGCATCGTTGTTGGTGGAGGCATAGCCCTTCTTCAAGTAGCCAATAGACTAGAACCTCTTAAATTTTACCCTAAAGGTGGTGAGGCAGTCTATGGGATTCACATTGTCCTCAAGGCCGTTGAAGCACCCTTGCGTCAGATGGTAGAGAATGCGGGAGGCAAGCCTGATGTGGTGTTGCGCGCCATAAAAGATTTGGATGATGGCCATGGTTTTAATTTGATGTACGATTGTGGGGAAGGCGCGCCAGTAGATATGTTTGAAAGTGGTATTATAGATCCCTTAAAAGTAGTGAGATCTGCCCTTCAGAACGCTGCATCGGCGGCCGGAACACTTATTACAACTAGTCATGCCATAATCGCTAAGTAATTACTATTTACTATTACACCAACACTTATGGCGGGGGAATCATTTAGTGCCTGAAGATGTAAACACAGCGCTATCGCAGTTAGATGGAAAAATGGACGTGCTCGCCATGAAGATT